CAGGGCGACACTGCCAAGCCTGTGGTTGCCAACATGCGAGGAGGATGGCGGGAACTTGATTCCGGCACATGGAAGCCCGGAGACAAAAGCACAGTCAAGATCGCGGTCATTGCCAACTATTACAAGCTGAGCATCGATGGCGAAGAGTTGATCGAAGTGGATGCCATCAACCTTGTGCGCAAGGTAAACGGTACCGACCAGATGGAGGCCATCCGGTCAGCTATTGGGCTGTAGGACTTATGTCCGCGCGGCGTCAGCTTTTAAAAGGGAACTCTGCGCGGACATCCTTTTTGCCCTCGCGACATTCTCATGCGCCTTGGCGATAAAGGCAGCATCTTCGCTCGCTTCTTCCACGCATAATTCCAGATAGCGAAGCATGTCTTGGTCTGTTTTCAAATACTCCGAGCTGTCCCATTTACGGAGAACTATCGCTCTCATCATGCGCTCCTAACAGTGGGTGACAAGCGCACCATAGGCAGGGGAATCATAACGTGGGATCCGGCAGAGCTCATCAGCCAAACGCTCCTGGGCGGTTTCCGCATCATAATGCGTTTGGAGTGCAAGCCAATCTTGGGCGGAGACACCAAAAAAAGCACCCAGCCGGGCTGCGGTATCCGCCGTTATGCCACGTCTTCCCAAAACGATCTCGTTGATCCGTCTGCGCGGCACTCCAATCGCCTTGGCCAGCGCATACTGACTGATTCCTAGCGGCTCCAGCCAATCAAGCAACAATATCTGACCAGGATGAATGAGCGGTACTTCACGTCCCATCATCGTCCTCCTTTAGTGGTAGTCGACAATTTCGACATCCCACGCCTCGTTTCCGTGCCAGACAAAACAAATACGCCATTGGTCATTGATTCGGATGCTGTATTGACCGGCACGATCACCTGAAAGCGCCTCCAGCCTGTTGCCCGGAGGCACTCGCAAAAAATCCAAACTCGTAGCGACCCAGAGCTGCTGCAGCTTGCGCATCGCCACCGACTCAAACGCGACAAAGCGAGAAATTCGCTTGCCTCCAAAGAAAGCTTCGGTGTCGCGGCATCGGAACGACTGAATCATGCACAACATGTAACTATTAGGGTTACGCTCGTCAACTCAAAGGAGTCTCGTCATGTCCAAAAAGATAATCAAGCTCTCCTACCCCATTGAACACAATGCCTTGCCCATCTCCGAGATCGCAGTCCGTCGCCCGACAGTGGGAGACAACCTGGCAGCCCAGAAATCAGCAGGTTCCGACGCCGAGCGGGAAATTCGGCTCATTGCCAACCTGTGCGAGCTACCGCCCGAAGCCATCCATCTCTTGGACATGTCTGACTACGCAGCCATCCAGAAGGTCTTGTCCGGTTTTTTATCCTGAACCCGCCCGAGGTCGCGGCTCTTGTGGTGGAGCTGGCGCTCTACACGCACTGGCCGCGATCTGAACTGCTTTCCATGGACGTGGAGGACTTTCTGGAGGCGCTTTCTCACGCCCGCAGACTGTCCGGAGCCCACGCCTAGGAGGATCCATGCAACACCATGTTTTTTCACGCAGATCCGAAACGAATCTGGCCGGGGTGCATCCTGACCTGGTCCGAATCATGCGCCGAGCCCTGGAGCTCTCCGAAGTCGACTTCATGATCACCGAAGGTTTCCGCACAAGGCAGCGGCAAGAGGCGCTGCTGCGCGAGGGAAAATCCAAGACCATGCGCTCCCGCCACCTGACCGGCCATGCCGTGGATGTGGCCGCATGGATCGACGGCAAAGTCTCGTGGAATTGGCCGCACTATGAGGTCATCGCCCGAGCAGCCAAACAAGCCGGAGCCGAACTGGGCGTTCCTGTTGAATGGGGCGGAGACTGGAAGTCCTTCAAGGACGGGCCACATTTTCAGCTGCCCAGGTCCACCTATCCCGAGACGGGAGGTTCCCATGCATAGCGATGCAATGAGCGTCACGATTCGTCATTTTCCTGAGTGGAACGCATCTCTTTTGGTGCCGCTCTCCATGCTTCCGGTGTCCGTCCAGGAGATTGAAAAAGCGACCAATGGCTGTGGGCGGGAAGGGATCGAGAACCTGCTGGTGCCCGATACGATTTGGGGCCTTCAGGTCACGCCGGTCTGCCGGGTGCACGACTGGATGTACGAAAAAGCCAATGCATCAGCGGAAAAACACCGTGACCAGGCCAGGCTAACCCGAGAGGAAGCATTCGCCGACGGCGTGTTCGCGTGCAATCTGGTCTGGTTCATTCGGGAGCATACCAAAGGCTGGTTCCTGCGCTGGCTCAGGCTACGGCGGGCATACAAGTATGTGGACGCGGTAACCATGACTGATGTGCTGCGTTGCCTGCCGCTCGAAGTTGCCATCCAGATCGGTGAACAACCCTCTGCGAGTGAAACAGGGATCTGCTGATTACCGGTGCCGAAAATATCAAAGGGTGGCGCTAACCACCTGCCTCAATAAGGACGCTCCCGCATGGCCACCACCCATCCCATCTCCATTACCATCGGCGCAACCCTGGCCTCGTCTCTGGGCGCATCCGTGCGTGGAGCCGAGGCGCAGCTTGGCAGGCTTGGGCAGTCTATGAAGGCTCTTGATGCCAGGTCGTCCAGCATGAACCGGCTGGCTGACCTGCGCAAACAGGCGGTCGAAGCTGGCAAGGCATGGCAAGAGTCGCATGCCAAGGTCGCAGCGCTGCAGTCGAAGAAGTCCGCAGGCGAATATAGCACCAAGGGTCTGGAAGCGGCCCAGCAAAAAGTTGCAGCGCTTGAAGCCAAGCTGGCCGAGAGCGCTGGCATTTCTGCGTCCAAAAGGCTCCGGGTCGAGCAGTCGTTGGCAACAGCCCGTGAACGCTTGGCCGCCCAGCAGGCCAAGGCCGAAGACCGCTTTTCCCGGGAACTGGAGCAGACAGCTGCGCAGGCAGCCAAGGCCAAGGAGAAGCTGACCCAGGCCAGAACCGCTGTGGCCGAGCTGTCAGCAGAGTTGTCGCGGGCAGGCGTAAACACCCGCAGCCTGAACACGGAACAGACCAGGCTCGGCTCGACCATGGCCATGCTTGAACGGCGCACCGAGGCCCTAACCCGGGCACGGTCCGCAGAACAAGCCAACCAGGACAGGCGCAATCAGTACCTGGGCAGCATGATGTCCACTGTAGCCGTTGGCATGTCCTTGGCGGCGCCCGCCAAGGAGGCTGTGGAGTTCGAGGCACAGATGTCCCGCGTGGGAGCGGTCGCCAATGCAACCGGAAAGCAGCTCATGCAGTTGACCGAGGAAGCAAGGAGGCTTGGCCGGGACACTAAGTTCACGGCATTCGAAGCGGGCCAGGGCATGGAGTATCTGGCCATGGCCGGATTTAACGCCACCCAGCAAGTGCAGGCCATTGGCGGCGTGCTTGATGTCGCCGCAGCTTCTGGAACTGACCTTGGCCGCACAGCTGACCTTGTTTCCAACGCTCTGACCGGCTTTGGCCTGCAAGCGGATCAAGCCGGACGGGTAGGAGATGTGCTGACCAAGACATTCACATCCTCCAACACTACCTTGGAGAGCCTTGGCGAAACCCTCAAATATGTGGCGCCCGTGGCCACCCAGGCTGGAGCAAGTCTCGAATTGGTGGCGGCCATGGCTGGGGTCATGGGTGACGCGGGCATTCAGGGCAGCATGGCCGGCACGGCGCTGCGCAGTACATTCCTGCGCATGATCGATCCCGCCAAGGCCGGACAGAAAGCCATGGACCAGATGGGCATCAGCGCCGATCAGATGCGGGAGCTCATGGCCAACGGCGACTTAGGCGGAGGCGCGGAGCAGATTAAGCGCATGGGAGTCTCGATCACTGACGAGAAAGGCAATCTCAGAGATTGGCTCGACATCCTGCTTGAACTGAACACCAAGATGAAAAACATGACCCAGCAGGAAAAGCTGGCTGCGGCCTCGGCCATCGCAGGCAAACATGCGGTGTCTGGCTTTTTGGCCGTGCTCTCCTCGCTGGACCATGACGCCGGGTATATCGACGCCGCAGTCAAAAACGCCATTGATAGCGGCGCGTCAGAGGAAGAGGTCCAGCAGCTCCGAGAGCGGCTGGAGAAATCCACCAAACTACAGGATCGCTATCAGCAGAACCTGTTGGCCAGCCAAGAGAGTTTTGCCAAGAAGGTGGCGACCCGCATGCTGGACAACACCAAGGGTTCACTGACCATCCTTGGCAGCGCAACATCAGACTTGGCCATTTCCATTGGAGACGTTTTGTCTCCGGCCATTCGCAGTTCAGCTGAAAGCATGACCGTACTGGCCAACAAGGTCAGCTCCTTTGTCCAGGACTTCCCGGTACTCTCGCGGGTGGTGTTTGTGGGTATAGGCTCACTCTTGACCCTGTCCCTAGCCACCTATGCCCTGGGCTTTGCCTGGACAGTGCTGAAAGCTCCCTTCCTGCGCATGAACACCATCTTCGCGAGCATTCGGGCAGAGCAGGCCCTGCTTGCAGCCAGCAACGCGGGCACCGGTGCTTCCACCACCCTGCTCGGCCAAAAGTGGACGGCGCTCAAAGGCTCCATGGCGGGCATGGTTGGCACTATCCGCAATGCAGCCATGGCTTTTTGGGCCATGCTGCCAGCCGTTGGTGCTACCACTGCAGCGCTGCTGGCAAGTCCCATCACCTGGATTGTGATCGGCATTGGTGCCGCTGTGGCCGGTGCGGCTCTGCTCATTCGCAAGTATTGGGATCCTATGGCTGCCTACCTGGGCGGCGTATGGGAAGGTATCCAGGAAGGACTCGGGCCTGCGCTGACGACAATTGGCGAAGCGCTGGCACCTCTGGCTCCTGTGGGTCAGGCCATTGCAGCGGCATTCGGCGTGTTTGCCAATGCCGTTGGCGCGGTTGTTGGATGGATTGGCAGCCTGCTGGAACCCGTCACTGTGACCAAGGATCAATTTGAGGCGTTATCCGCCTCTGGACGGTCACTCGGACAGGTCATCGGTTCCGTGCTGGGCACGGCGCTCATGGTCATCACCATGCCCATCCAGGCTGTTGGCCAGGTTGTAGGCTGGTTGCAAGAGCGGTTCTTTGCTCTGGCATCATGGCAACCGTTGGAATCTTTCCAGATTGCCTGGCAACCAGTGGCGGGGTTCTTCACATCGCTCTGGGACGGCATCATGGCCAAAATTGGAGCGGCCATGGACTGGATCGCGGCCAAGGTCGGCTGGGCGGCGGATATCGGCAAGAAAGTCGGAAGCTGGTTTTCCGAAGATGACGAGCCAACAGCCACATTAGCACCCGGGGCGCCTATTGGTAGCGCGCTCTCCTTTTCCGGTTCCATGCCTGCCAGTGCCACGCCGCAACCTGTCGCGAACCATCAAGCATCAAACACAAACATCTCTGCTCCCATCAATATCAATGCGCCGGGCATGGACGCTCTCGAAGTTGCGGCATTGATTGACGCCCGAGTCCGAGAACTCATGCGCGACTCTCAGCGCAACAACAGTGCTGCGCTCTACGATTAGGAGGTATCATGGCGGAACGAGTCATGCTCGCACTCGGCGAGTTTCGTTTTGAGATAGACACTCTGGCCTATCAAAAATTGGCCTTAGCGCAGTCCTGGCGCTGGCCAGAGCAGGCCCGCCTAACCCGTGAACCGGCCCTGCAGTTTGTTGGACCGGGAGCACGCGAGGTTAAAATGGAAGGTGTGATCTATCCGAGCTTCAAAGGCGGCCTCGGTCAGGTCGAGACCATGCAAGGTATTGCCGACGAGGGAGTACCGCTTACATTGGTGGATGGTCTGGGCCGGGTCTGGGGCCGCTTTGTCATTGAAGAACTCAGCGACTCCCGCACTGTCTTTGCCGACAATGGCCAGCCCAGGCGCGTGGACTTCGCGATCAAACTTAAATCCTACGGCGAAGATGGGCCAGCAAGTGGCGGTTCCTCTGGCTCCGTATCCTCTGTCCTAAATCCCTTTGCAGGCATTTCGTCGATGGGCTCGTCATTTGGAGCTTTGGCAGATTCTTTGTCTGCAGTGCCTGCAATCACCTCGTCCATGTCGCCGTCTGCATTGTCTGGCGCTTTGGATGCTGTCCAAGGCCTGGTTTCTGGCGTGACCCAGGCCGTGGGCACGGTAGCCGGTCAGGTGACTGCAGCCTTGGACAGCGCCCTTTCTGGGATCAAAGACGTGGTGGTCTCCACCATTCCTGCGGGTGCCATGCAGGCCATAAATGATGTGCATCAAGCAGCAGGTGATGTCCTGGCTGTTGGTCAGGAACTTTCAGCGGCAGTGGCCACAGTCGAGGATTTGCCCAGGGCATTGGCCAGTGACGTCGCCTATCTGGATGGACAGCTTCGTCTGAGCAGCTACACCGCGTCATCTGCGGCAGGCACCCTGCGCGACGCGGAACAGACGTTCACCGCCATGTCTGCCCAGCTCACCAACACCGAGCAAGGCAGCATCCGGCAGCAAGCATCAATTATAATCGGCAACGTTGCCAATGCGGCAGAACGTTTTGCTTCGGCATGCGATCAGGCAGTGACTTGCACGTCCAAGCTCAAGGAGAAATTCCATGCCTAAACGAATCCTCACCCGGGATGGCGACATGCTCGATGACATCGTGTGGCGGCACTATGGCCGACAAGATGTTGTACCGGCCGTACTCGAGGCCAATCAAGATTTATCTCTGCAGGGCCCGGTCCTGCCTGCAGGGATGATCTTGGTGTTACCGGATGTGCCGGTGCCAGCGGATGCGCCTGTGATCAGGCTGTGGTCATAGACCATGCGTCCAGAGTTTAGAATCTATGCCGACAGTGTTGAGATCACCGAAGCAGTCAAGGACCGGCTGATCGAGATGGTGATCATTGATGAGGCCGGTGTGCAATCCGACGAACTCCGGCTCACCTTGGACGAGCGCCGCAGAGATGACGGAGCCGTGGCCGAACTCCCGCAGATCGGCACAGTACTCAAAGCGTACATGGGTTACCAGGAGACCAGCTTGGTGGAGATGGGCGCCTACATCGTGGACGAAATCGAACTGCGCTCGCCTCCTGCCACCATGTGCGTTTCGGCCAAGGCAGCGGATATGCCCAGCAAATTTCGCAGTCCAAAGACCAAATCCTGGCACGACGCTACCATCGGCGACATCGTGAGCACAATCGCCGCAGATCATGGCTACACGCCATGCGTCGATCCTGGTCTTGCAGGCATCTCCATTCACCACATCGACCAGACCCAGGAAAGCGACATGTCGTTCCTGACCCGCTTGGCCAGTGAGCATGACGCCGTGGCCAAGCCCATGGACGGCAAGATCATCTTTGCCAAGACCGGCTCTGGAAAAAGCGTATCGGGCAAGACTCTGCCGACCATTACCTTGTCGCCGACGAACCTGTGTCAATGGAGCTACAAAAAGAGTGCCCGCAAGCCCGGCGGCCAGGACGCCAAAAAAGATGAACCCAAGAAGGGTGGCACGCGAGCTTTCTGGTGGGACTATGCGGCAGGCGAACGCAAGGTGGTTGAGGTGGGCGACCCGCCCTTTGAAGAGATCAAATACATCCACGCCACGGAAAAGGATGCCAGGGACGCGGCCACCAAACGCAAAAATCAGGGTGAAAGGCGTGAGGCAGAGTTGAGTTTCTCACTGCCCGGCGATCCAGGCATAGCCGCAGAATCTCGCCTTGTCGTGGACCTTCGCCCAGGCATCCCGGCAGACTGGAGAATCAAACGCGTGGAGCATCGGCTGGGAGCCAACGGGTACACGTGCCAGGTGGAGTGTGAAAAATTTATATGAGGAGGCCGACATGAACCCGGAATCTCAGGCAGAACGGCGACGCAAGGTGCTCACCGATGCCGACATTGAAGCCATCAAAGGCATCGCCTGCCAGTGTCCCCATGGCATGACCCAAGAGGATGTCTACGAACTGCGCGCCTTTCTGCGCTGGTGGAAGGAGCTCAAGGAAACCGTGGGCGGCGTGGTCATCAAAGCCATCATCTGGCTCATTGTCGGCTTGGCCGCAGTCGTTGCCCTTGTCACCAAGCCCTGGAGCCAGTAAGTGGGGACTTCCGGCAAATTTGCCGGAAGTTCCATGGCAGAGTTGGAGCATAGTCTGAAGCAGAAATAAGACAAGGGCCGACCCGATGAAATCTGATTCCATTCGAGAAATGAAGAACCATCGCCTCGATGCGCCTAGCCATCTTGTCCCCGATGAAAATGTGGATATCTGGTTCGCCCGAGATCTGATGGCGCTATTTGGCTACGCGCGTTGGGAAAATTTCCAGGCAGTCATAAAATGGGCCATAGAGTCTTGCGAAACCGCTGGCTACGATCCGAACAACCATTTTCGTGGCGTCAAGACAATGGTCAAACTGGGTAGCGAAGCCGAGCGCGCCATTGATGATTTCATGCTCACCCGGTACGCTTGCTACCTGATTGCCCAAAACACTGCTCCGCGCAGAGAACGCTCGAGTCAGAACCAATAGGAAAAGCGCAAAAAACAATCTTTGACATTGCTTGGCCTGGCTCGGAAAAAGAAAGGCTTTCTGCACATTTGTTGGACGCTTCTCGCAATCGAAGCGTTCCAAGACAAAATACGAGGTAAGACAAGACTAAGAACCACGTTCCACAGCAATGTCTTACGATGGAGATTTTATGGACACGCAACGCTCAAGGCCTCTATGATGGGCTGCCAATTGTTTTTCCTTGAACGGTCGTTGTCATTGAAGGAAGTTTCATCAAACCACCGAAAGCCCACCTCTTTTTTTGGTGTTCCATCGCGTTTCAATTTTCCTATATATGCTTGATAGACCTGTGTTACGCGTTCAGCCAAAACCAAGTATTCATAAACGTAGTATTCAGGAGAGCCATTGGCTCTAAGATTGACTAGCACAACGAACAAACCGGACGGAGCATTCCCTTTGGCAATGTCAGCGCCAAATTTCCAGCCCTGCTTATTACGAACAGATCTTGTTTTAACTTGGATGGAAACTGAACGAATGCCCTCTGGAACAGTAGCAACAATATCAAATAGCGGATTATTTTTCGGAGTAAGTAAAGCGAGATAGCCTTGCATACAGAGCTCTGCGCAGACGTAATACTCACCTGCCGTGCCAACCAAATTATTCGTTGAGCGTATTTTCATTTGTAACTGCCTAACGACAAAATTCACAACAACAGTTTAAACTTCCGGCAAATTTATTGATACTGCTCAAGCTCGGCAATGGCTTACCGGATTCCATCCGAGCCACCACGGACTGGGTGGTCCCCATGCGTTCGGCCACTTCTTTCTGCGTCATTCCAGCGTGCAGCCTCGCCCTGAGCAATACACGAGCAATTTGAAACTCATATTCCTGAAGGGCAAACTCGCGAGCGCATTCAGGATCGAGCATCATCTCCAAGTGCTTTTCTTTCAGAGACTTACTCATCAATCCTCCCTGCCCTTTTCAGGGCGACCCTAATCTCTTTAATTGGAATTTTCGCGTCTTTCCACAATGCATCGGACTGTAACGATATGCCTATTGATATCTGCCACATAAAAGCCAAGTGTTCTTGCTCGTGGCGGACTGTGAGGGCTAAAAGGGTCTGATTGCGATCAATTGCTACACTCGAAGCCATGTTCTGCAATCTGATACCCCATGGCTCGGTAGCCCCGCCGACGCTTTTCCCACATCCGCAACAACGCCGGGTGACCAGTATCAACGAAATCGATGATCCGCACATTGGTCTTGCTGGCGTGTTCCCGGTGCAACCGCCCGGCATACTGCTGAAGTGTGCCTTTCCAAGAAACAGGCATAGCCAAAACCAAGGTATCGAGCGGGGGATGATCAAAGCCTTCGCCAACCAATTTACCCGTCGCCAAAAGGATGCGTGGCGCGTCGGGAGCCAACGCGTCCAATTTGACCACCAGCAATGCGCGCTGTTTCTTGGACATTCGACCGTGCAGCACGAAGGCTTCCGGGTCCAAGCCCTTTAAAGCCACCATGATCGCATCAAGGTGATCGGTTCGCTCGGTCAACACTAAGACCTTCCGGCCCTGCTCGAATGCCTCACGCGCCTTTGCGGCTATGGCCTCGGTTCGAGCCTTATCATTAGAAAGATGCCGGAAAACATCCTGGATGCCTGCCTCGACCGATAGCTCTATCCGTGAGCTCCAGGATTGTGGCACCACAGCCAAATCACAAGGAGCACTGGCTGACTTCGCTGCCGTGTAACGGATCGGTCCACATTGCATGAAAATGATAGGTTGCTGGCCGTCACGTCGGATAGGTGTTGCTGTTAGCCCGAGTACATACTTCGCTTTTGCCCGCTTGAGGAGCGCATCGAAAGACACGGCGCCCACATGGTGGCACTCATCCACGATCACCTGACCGTAATTCTCGACCAAGGGATTAACCTCACCCCGCCGTGACAGTGATTGCATTACCGCAATGTCGATCTTCCCGGTAAGTTTGGCTTTGCCTCCGCCGATGGTACCGACCACGTCCTTGCCAACGCCAAGAAAGACCTTCAGACGCTCTTGCCATTGCTTCAATAGCTCGGTGCGATGTACCAGCACCAGGGTATTAACGTTCCTGCGTTCGACTATTGCGGCGGCCGTGACCGTCTTGCCGAAGGCTGTCGGAGCGCAGAACACGCCAGAATCATGTTGCAACATGGCCGAGACGGCTACTTCTTGGTCAAGCCGCAGCGTTCCGGCAAAAGCCACATCAATCGGTTCGCCTCCGAAGCGCTCATCTCGCAGGTCGCAGTCAATCCCATTCTCCCGCAACAAAGATAGTGCAGGATCAAGGCAACCGCGCGGCAATGCAATGTGTAGGGGATAGTTCTCAGCGCAACCGATGACCCGGGGTTTGTCCCATACCGACATTCGCATCGCCTGGGCCTTGTAGAACTCGGGGTTCTGGAAAGCCGCCAACCTGATTAGGCGATTGGCAAGCGCCTGCGGTAGATTCGCCTTCTCGAAATAGATCAGATTGGCCAGAGTCACAGTCAGCGATTTGGGCATCGCCCCCGGTAGCCTCTTCGACTCTGCGCTGTGTCGTTTCCACGGCGTGACCAAATCCTCATCTTCAATAAACGTGACATCCAACGGGTGGACATTGCCGGTTGCCCGCAGAATAGTAGGCTCGATATCTTCCGGTGCCATCGACCGGATAGACGCTAAGAATGCCCACTGATCCTGGTACGGTCGCAGCTCGGCATCAACGAACACACTGCGGTCCTTGTCACGCGGCTCTTTTTGCAAAGGCAGAGCAATCAGGTTGCCAAAACCGCCCTTGGGCATCGAGTCTTGGTTGGGAAACAACCTATCGTAGGAGGCCAACTTGAGCTGCCGAGTACGCTCGCAGGTATGACTGATGATGGCGGTACCCAAGCGGCGACCATCACGAGCCGCTACACGCCTGGCAAAGAACACCCAGGCATGCGCACCTTGCCCGGAACGGGAAATCTCCAGCGCCGCTGGCACGCCCAGGTCCTCACATGACTGCATGAAAGCACGCGCATCCTCACGCCACTCGGCTTCGTCAAAATCGACAGCGAGAAAATGGCAACCATCGTCCTGCAGCAGCGGATATACCCCGATCGTATGCTGGCCCGCCAGGTGGTCATAGATCACTGCATCGGTCAACGGCATCAACAGCCGGTTGCAGCAATCGCCGCATTTTACTCGTGGCTTTCCGCAGACACCAGCACGCCATTCGTTAGCACAAACCGGGGTGTAGCCTGATTTTCCCGAGGTCTTGCTCTCCCAGCGAACAGGATAGATATCCGTGCGACCCCGAAACAAGCGACGAAAGAGTGCAATCTTTTCTTCAGTGGACAGTCGCACCGGCTCAAAACGCTGTTGCGAAACCTGCTGTGGTAGCTGCCAGTCGATGCCGTGGGCTTCGAGCAGTGCGATCAGCCGCGCATTCTCTTGTCGCAGTTGTTCAAGGGCTTGCCCATCTTGGGCCGAACCGTTGTTGATGGGCTCATTCATCGTGAGACTCTCTATCCTGCCAGACGATTAGCGGTCAGCAAGCAGCGGCGTTCGATGAGTTCGACGATTGAAGCCAGAACCGCGTGATCCAGCCCTTCAGCGGCAAACTGGACATGAAGGGCTTTCGCATGCGTTGGCAACTGTTGGGTAAGCGCCATAATCCGCTTTTTTGCTTGTGCGGGCGAAAGTCCTGCAGCTTTTGCAAACTGTTCCCAATGTCGCGACTGAATCTCAGTAAACGTGTATTTGCTGCCAATCTTCATGGCCATCTTGCTGGTCAGATTGGGGTAAACCGCCGTCGATAAGGCATCATAGAGGGGTGCCAACACCAAACCACCGGAGGCGTAACTCAAGGAGAAATTCTTGGCGTGAGCATCGTGGTTACCGATCAGGGCGTTGAAAATGACGTAATCGAGCAAGCGCAGCACTTGTGGCGCGCTGGGTCGCGTGGCCTTGCGCAAGAGGTCGAAACATTGTGTCAGATCCGGGCCACCTTCATTTTGGTACTTGTATTCAGGCGCGACACCGAGCGCCTGACAAAAGTCCTCCTGATGCAAACGCCGCAAGGAGCCATCGGGCTGCCGTAGGCGGTCGTAACGGTCCACCAGTAAATAAACTCGATCAGCTACGCGACGAATGGATGCTCTGGCGACAGACAGCTTCAGCCGCATTGCCAGAGCCATACAGAATCCCTCGTTGAAAACGCTGCCCTCTACTGCGCTTATGGCTGGTTTAAGAATATGTGAGCTTGGAGTATCCTGCATAGGCACGCCGATGCGTCCGTTGGCGAACACCACCGGCAATTTGTCCTGCGCACCAGCCAATGACAATCGTAGTCCGTCCTTACCCGCCAACATTGGTCGACGGGGCAATTCATCCAGAATGGCAACGAGTTCCCCATCATCCAGCCAGCGGACATATTGCTCGGAGGGGAACACTTCTGGCTGTTGGCCGGGTTCGAGCAGCGTCACGGCCCCCGCACATTCTCCACCAATGCCATTGAGCAGGGCAAAATCGTTCTGACGCGATACCTGCAAAGCCATAGCAACCAATTTACGATTGTCCCCCTCAGGCAGCAGGCCTGCAAAGAAGGGGCGAGTGGCTTTGTCGTCAAAAGACTCCGGGCGTAGAGGCAAACTGTGTGAAAGAGGCTGCGCATTGGGCGATTGCAGCCAACGTGGAGAATAGCCGAAACTCAGTCGTCCATCGGCCTGAATCAACTGGCCGACAGACTGGCCCAGCAGCCAAACCTCAAGGATGCGATTCATGCCCTGACTCCCGGGTCTTCGGTGATATCGTCCAGACCGCTCACAGCGAGAGTTATACCCAGGGCCTGAAGGACGCGCAGAACATTCTCCAGGCGGACGGTAGGTTTGCCAGCTTCCAGATCAACGATGAAGCGCACACCAACGCCTGCAGCAAGCGCCAGTTGTGGCTGGGTCAAGCGCAGTGCTTTTCGTGCCTTGCGCACAATTTCCCCCAGATGTTGCGGAGTTTCGATGAGTGTGACCATATAAATTTCCTCTTCGGGAAATTATGCCGCCTGTCTCGTAAAACCTCAAGTAAATTATCTGATCGGGAAATTTCTAATCGTTCATGCGTCTGGCATACAATAATAGCGCGATCGGGAAATATGCGAGGCTTCGTGTTGCGCTTTGGCCTTGAGGAGTACGCTACGTGACAAAGCCATGATCCGCTGTACCCTACCCCGCCTTCCTCCTTCCCTTCACCACCTTCCCGACCACGTTGGCCGCGTCGATCAATGCTCCGGGCGAAAGATGCGCATAACGCATGGTCACCTTGGGATCATGATGACCCAAAAGCTTCTGCACCTCGTAGAGGCTGCGCCCGGCATTGACCAAG